CCTTTGGTCGTGGCGAAGATAACAAGGCGGCACAATATGCTGTCCTTGCACGAGGTCAGGGTTTTGAACCAGTCCAGAAAATTGGTGTTCATGCCCAGACACTCAAGGCACTGGTCAGGGAGCGCATCGAGGCTGGACTCGATGTGCCCTCTGATCTTTTTAAACCTTACGAGGGTAACCGTACAAAAATAACAAGGAGTTAAATATGAACCAAGTACAAGTAAAAAAAGCGGCACAAATGCCTTCTGCTATATTATTTAGGGAAGATGCCGAGAAAGGTTTTGAGAATATAAGGCAGGAATCACTTGCTTTACCTATCTTAAAACTTTTACAAAACAGTTCTGGAGAAGCACAGAAGCGTAATCAAAATTACGTAGAAGGTGCAGAACCTGGAATGTTATTAAATACAGTTACAAAAAAACTGTATAATGGTGAGACAGGTATTAATGTAATACCGTGTTACTACAAGATGGAGTATCAAGAGTGGGCAGAATTTGGCACTGGCTCAGGAAGACCAGAACAAATTTATCCTGATACTTCTGACATCATTAGTAAGACTACTAAGGATGGCGGTAAAGATAGATTACAAAATGGTAATTATATTTTAACTGTACATCAAAACTATGTGCTTATAGTAGGAGATGATGGATCTGCTGAAACTGCTTTAGTTTCTATGAGTTCTTCTCAAGGAAAAGTAAGTAGAAAATGGCAATCTTTACAGATGTCACAAACTATGACCGATGCAAATGGAACTTATACTCCAGCTTCATTCAGTCATATTTACAATTTATCTACGGTATTGAATTCCGGAAAAGGAAATCAATGGTATGGATATGCTGTAAAAACAGTAGGTCCTATTACGGACGCAAGTTTATATGGAAGAGCAAAAGAATTCCATCTAAGTTTGAGCAAATAATTGACACAATCGGGTGGTAGCAATACCACCCGAATAACTTATAGAGGGATATATGCTAGAAAGATTAAAAGACATCTTTAAAGGTTTGGAAACAGCTTATGGCCAAACTAAAAAAACATCTGAAATTAGAGCGAATGGAAAACAAGAAGTAAAATCATTTACTATTAAACAACCAGTCACAGAAGAATTATGGCAACAACATATTAATGGAGTAGAACCTGCATTAGGAATTGTACCTATTAATGAAAATAACGAATGTAAATGGGGATGTATAGATATTGATCAATATAATTTTGATCATAAATCTTTTATACAAAAAATAAGAAAATATCATTTACCACTTATATTATTTAGATCTAAATCAGGAGGAGCACATGTATTTTGTTTCACTGATGAATTTGTTCCAGCATCTTTAATGAGAGCCAAACTACAAGACATGGCCTCTATCTTAGGATATGCTAAAACAGAAATCTTTCCTAAACAAAACAATGTAAAAGCAGAACGAGGAGATGTAGGTAATTTTTTAAATATGCCTTATCATGGTGGAGATCGTTCGGTTCGTTATGCTTTTGATGATGATGGCAATGCATTAACCATGCAAAAATTTTGTGATTATTATGAAGAGCATGTGTTAACCAAAGACAAATTAATTAATCTTCAATTTGAAAAAAATAATAAAGAAGAATCATTACTACCTGATGGACCACCTTGTTTACAAACTATTTTTGCTGCAGGTCCTATTGTAGAAGGAGAAGCAGTAGATCATGCAGGTAGAAATAATGGTCTATTTAATATTGGAGTTTATTTACGAAAAGTAAATCCAGATACATGGAAGGATAAATTAGAAGAATACAATGTACCAAGATATATCAGTCCGCCATTAAAAGCCAATGATGTTCTTACGGTTATTAATTCATTAGATAAAAAACAATATGATTATAAATGTAATGACAAACCTATCTGTGCATTTTGCCAAGAAAAACTTTGTTATACTAGGAAGTATGGAAAAGAAGGCGCAGCCATGCCTGAGATTACACAGATTAAAAAATTAAATTCAGATCCTCCATTATTTTTTGTAACGGTAGATGGAGAGACTTTAGAAGTAGAACCAGAAATATTACATGATCCTGAAAAATTTTCTATTGTATGTTTAACACAATTAAACAAACCATTACTTCCTATTGCTAAATTAATCTGGAGAAAAATGATTTCTAAATTATTAAATGAAATGGATGAACCATTAGAAGCTCCTGATGATATGAGAATAGATATCCAATTAAAAGAAGTATTAACAGAGTTTGTAAGTCGAGCACCTGGAAAAACATTATCCGATATTAAAAAATCTAAGGCCTTTGTAGAAGATGGTACTTGTTATTTTAGATGGAAAGATTTTTGGAGAGCATTAGTACGAACTAAATCTTGGCCTGATAAAACGTATACAAAAAATAAGACAATGAGATTAGTACAAAATTTATTTGGTGGCAAGCAGGTATTTAAAAGAATAGATGAAAAGACAGAACGAGTTTGGGCAGTAGATGAAGTAGATTTAGATAAAGTATTTATTAGAAAGAATAAAGCTAAAGATGCTCCATTCAAATAGAACTATTATTCCTGGTCCTCCAGGAACAGGAAAGACCTATCGTTTGATTAATCATCATTTAGCAAACGAACTACAAATAACAAAACCTGATAAAATAGTATACATTTCTTTTAGTAATGCAGCAGCTAATGAAGCTAGGAAAAGAATCGAAACATTATATCCTAATCAACAAGTATTGGTAAGCACCCTTCATTCTCTAGGAACTAGAGAATTACAAATGAATACTAGTGAACAATTACTACAAGGGACTAATTGGAATGGTTTTAAAAATTTTTCTCAAATTTGCAAAGATCTAGAATTTGAAACGATTGTTAATCAAAGTGGTATTCCTGAATATAAAAATAATTATATGAAAATTATTGATTATGCTAAATCTAAAAAGATAGCTAATTTAGAGGATGCAGCATTAGAATTAGATATTATTGATTATGTAGACATGGGTTTGTGTAATCAAATTAAACAAGATTTAGATGACTATAAAAAACAATTTAACATGTTTGAATTTTCAGACATGATATCCGAGTTTATCAAGAAAGATAAATGTCCTTCCCTCGACGTAGTTTTTCTTGATGAAGCACAAGATCTGAGTCCCTTGCAATGGGACATGTTCTTTTACATTGAGTCCAGATGTAAACGTTCTTACATTGCAGGGGATGATGATCAAACGATTTATTCGTTTCAGGGTGCTGATCCTACTATCTTTATTAATCTAGAAGGTACTTTAGATGCACAAGAACAATCGAGACGGGTACCTAGAAGCGTGCATCGAGTGGCTATGAAAATATTAGCTAATGTGGAACACAGACGAGAAAAAGTATGGTTGCCTAGAGATGCTGAAGGAGAAGTAATTCAAGATATGTCATTGGAAAATATAGATTTTTCTACGGGTAACTGGATGATATTAACTAGAACCAATAATCAAATGAAACCTATTGTCGATTATATGTTATCGTTAGGCCACAGGTTCCAATGTAAATACAATCCATTACTACCTGCTAAATTAATAACAGCGATTGATATATGGGACCGACTGAATAAGGGAGCAAGAGTATCCGGAGAAGAGGCACAGTTAGTTTATGATTTTTTAACCTATAAAGCAAATCAAGTGAAGTATGGATTTTCAGGGGGCAAGTCTTTAGAGAATGTGGATAGCGTAGATTTAGATGAACTAATGATGAGTCACGGGTTACTAGTGGCGGGCAGCTGGGAGCTATTTAATATGGATGAGGACCAAAGATTATACATAAAAGATTTAATAGATAAAGGAGAAAATTTAAATAAACCTCCAAGAATTAAAATATCTACCATACATGGTGTCAAGGGAGAAGAGTGCGACAATGTTATTTTATTTACTGATTTAGAAAAAATTATTTATGATGCAGCTTTACGAAACAAAGATACAGAACACAGAGTGTTTTTTGTTGGAGTCACGAGAGCCAAAGAAAAATTATACATCATGAGTAATGATTCTGAATATCAATATAACATAGGAGAAGAAATCGTATGACACATAAAGAAGACTTAGAACGATTGTTTCCATCATCGAGACAAGAAGGTGGAGATCATTACAGCAAACATAAAATTCAACCTTACACATTTATTACTGACAATAACTTGTCTTTCTTTCAAGGAAACGTTATAAAGTATGTCGTTCGTTATAAAGATAAAAATGGTATTGAAGATCTAAAAAAAATAATTCATTACTGTGAACTAGAAATAGAAAGGCTAAGAAAATGAATTTTGCAATGTTAGTAACTATTGTAGTGGTAATGTATTATGTTATTTGAAGCAGCTACGGAATGGAATTGTCCCGATCATTTTCCTGATTTGAGTAAAGCAAAATATATTGCAATCGATTTAGAGACAAGAGATCCTAATTTAAAAACACAAGGATCAGGTGCTGTTCAAGGCAATGGAGAAATTATTGGTATTGCAGTAGCCATAGATGGTTGGTCTGGTTATTATCCTATTGGTCATAGAGAAGGAAATTTAGATAAACGAATTGTATTAGAATGGTTTAGAGAAGTTTGTGCAACTGATTCCGTAAAAATATTTCACAATGCTATGTACGACGTATGTTGGATACGATCGTATGGAATTAAAATTAATGGCCATATTATAGACACTATGTTGATGGCCTCTTTAATTGATGAAAATAGATTTAGCTATACTTTAAATAGTATTTCCTATGAATATTTACGAGAAGTTAAAGATGAAAAAGGATTAAAAGAAGCAGCAGAAGCTGCAGGAGTAGATGCAAAATCAGAGATGTATAAACTTCCTGCTATGTATGTAGGAGCTTATGCAGAAAAAGATGCAGAACTTACATTAGAATTATTTAAAGTATTATCTAGAGAAATTAATAAACAAAATTTAACAGAAATATTTGATTTAGAAACTAAATTGTTTCCTTGTTTGATTGATATGAAATTTAAAGGCGTTCGTGTCGATATTGAGCAAGCTCATAAATTGAAGAAACAATTATCTTCACAAGAAGAATCACTATTGCTAGAAATAAAAAAAGAAACAGGAATAGAAACTCAAATATGGGCAGCCAGAAGTATTGCACAAGTATTTGACCGATTGAATTTACCTTATTTACGAACTGAGAAATCACAAGCACCATCCTTTACTAAAAATTTTTTATCAGAGCACCAACATCCTCTAGTGCAGAAGATAGCAAAAGCTAGAGAAATAAACAAGGCTCATACTACTTTTATTGATACTATATTAAAACATTCTCACCGAGGTAGAATTCATGCAGATATTAATCCTATTCGTTCCGACCAGGGAGGAACGGTTACAGGACGATTTAGTTATTCTAATCCTAACCTACAACAAATTCCTGCTCGTAATAAAGATTTAGGTCCTATGATTCGTGGATTATTTATTCCAGAAGAAAAACATATGTGGGGTTGTTTTGACTACTCACAGCAAGAACCAAGATTGGTAGTACACTATGCAGCATCTACAGAACCTATTTGTTTTGATTCATCGGTATCTGCTATCGTAGAAAAATTTAAAAATAATTCAGTAGACTTCCATCAAACGGTTGCAGACATGGCAGGTATTTCTCGTTCTCAAGCTAAGACCATTAATCTTGGATTGTTTTATGGAATGGGTAAAGCAAAGTTACAAGCAGAATTAGGTTTAAATACCAAAGCAGAAGCAGAAAATTTATTTAATCAATATCATGAGAATGTTCCTTTCGTAAAAGAATTAATGAACCGAACTTCAGCGCATGCACAAACTTCTGGATCCATTGGAACTTTACTGGGAAGAAGATGTAGATTTAATCAATGGGAACCAACTACTTTTGGTATGCATACTCCTATGACTTATGAAGAAGCAGAACGAACT